GACCAAGCTGGAGATACTTGAGATCTTCAAGGATGAGTACAAGAGCGTGCTTCGCAAGTACGAGCGCAATGTGGAAAAGTATGCCCTCAAGATGAACGAGGACTATGAATACTTCTTCCGCTGGTATGGTGACGACATGTATAAGGCACAGGTAAACCTCAAGGCTGTGCGTGAGCTTCGCCCGATGACCTCGTGGGATGACCTCGACAAGATCAAGACATGGCTGGGCAACTACATTGAGAACATTGAGCGCACGCTTGTTGAGGGCAGTCAGTACCCGACAAGCTCAAGCATCATGGCTAACGTAGCCGAGACCCTTCAGCGTGTAGCCAGCCAAGAGCTGAGAGGCGAGCTGCAAAGGCTTCTCTGGTCAATCACCTGTAACGAATAAAGCAATGAGAACAATAACTGAAATCGAAGAAGATATCTGCGTTGCAAAGCGCAAAGTTGACAAGGCACACACCTCGTCAGAACTGACAGCTGCAATTAACGAGCTTAGTCATCTGAATTTTGAGCTAAGTCAAGCCGAACGGTTCAAGTCGAGCGGCAAGGAGAATGCCGAGCAGATGGCGCTTGAGGAAATACGCCGATGGGCAAACGGAAGCCACGCTTACCTGTCACAAGCTCCCGGCTACGCACGTGGATACAAAGATGGCATCGGTCAAGCTAAAGAGATAGTCTGCGGTATCCTTAACAGATACCTCGTAAAAGATAAAGAGGGTTAGACCCAAGAGAGGGCGATCCTTCGGCAGGAGAGCCGAGAAAGCCGAAAGGCAAAGTAAATTTTTCCACTCCCCGGCGTTTGCCAAATTGCGCCGGGGAATCAGGGAGGCCCGGAAGGTGAGCGACCATGGCGCAAGTATCGGGGTTCGATTCCCCGACCTCCCACTAAAAACTTCCAAAGATGAAGCAACGAGCAGAACGAATGATCGATAACGCAGTCAAGGTGATGTTAACGACCTTGCAGCGTCAGTTTGAGGACACTTCGACCGTCCTTGACGAGTATGAGGCGACCCACAGCGAATATGAAGCCGACCAATCCAAACAGTACGGCGCATTAGTGGAGGGTCACTTTGCCATCAAGGAAGCGATAGACAAGATGAATAACCAACTAAATAAAAAGTGAGACTATGAAGCAAATGATTATTCCGGTAGATGATAAAACGCTTTGTATCTATCCGGCAAAAGATTCAACCATACTGGACTGCCAAATTGAACATTTGAAAAGAGTCCGGAAATGGCTTTCTCAAACTCCTTTTGCGACATTAGCGACTGCTCTGAAGAGCGGCACAGAAAAAGATCAGCTTCGTTGTATGCACCAAGCTGAGCGTTGGCTTCTGAAATATCATCCGGCAGAGATATTCGGTCGGTACACACGAGTTCAATTCCTTGAAGATGCGCAAAGGCTGATACACATTCTTGGAGGAGTGGTCTCGCCCACTGTGCTAAGGAAGTATCAAAATACATGGCCACGAAAGCGGATGACCATGGATGAAAGGGAGATTTTCTAACCATAACTATTCCATTTGGAAAATAAGCGCAAAAATAACAAAAAATCAAATAAGTGAGAATATGAAAAAGTACATTTCAGTAAGCAAAGAAGGCATAGCCAAGCTCCAAAAGGCGTTTCGCATCGATGGCAAGCCCATCGGGGAGCGTTGTGTGAGAAACGCACTTGCCTATCGCCAAAACAACGACCTTGCCAGAAAGATACGATTTGCGGCGCTCAAGCATTATGGAGGCTGCACCTACTACGACCTTAAGGAGGGAGAGTTCTTCTTTGACTCGGACAGTTGCGCACGTGCGGTATATCCTAACGGAGCCGAGGTCTATCTTGACAAGCAGACAGGCGTGGGTACCATCTACGACCCCAAAGGGAACGTGGTCGCTGAATACGACAATGTGATGGTTTCACAGATACCTTCCATTCAAGAACGGGCAATGGCGCTCTAAAATTGGCGAGTTTATGGAGTATTGCAACGGCATATATTGCGTATCGTCGCGTGAGCTAATCGACACCGGCATCATGACTATTGGAAGTTATGAGAAGGCGGTTCAGCGTAAGCGTATCGATGTCGTAAAGCGAGGCGGGGGAGCAAAAGGTTCCTATGCCCTTATAGATGTTGACTCCCTCAAACCTGAACACCGCATCCAAGTCAACGAGAAGCTCGGGGGCAAAGACGCACATATAGCAGCATGGGTCCGGGCAAATTATGTCGAGGACCAGAAGGCTGTCGAATACTTCAACGACCCGGAAAAGACCGGTACCGAGCTGAAGATAGGCAAGAAGCGTGAGTATATGGTCAACGCATCGGTGCTGAACACCTGTATCAAGCTATATGATAACGCCTCGGCATCACAGCGGCTTTTTGGCAGGGACTATGACTGGTCACGCATGACAGCCATGATAGAGAGCCTCCGGGTTCAGTACGGGCACACCCTGCCGGCTTCGGTGCTTCGCTTCCGGCGTAAGGTCAATGACTACCGCAAATATGGTTATGCAGCCCTTGTTAGCGGTAAATTCGGCAACAAGAACGCCCAGTTGCTGACCGATAAAGAGGAACGGGTTATAAAGGGCCTCGTGATATTACCGACCCGACCGTGGAACACTACCGTCAGGAAAATGTATGAGATGTTTGTATGCGGTGAGCTTGACGTTTTTGATCCCGAAACCGGAGAGGTTCTCGATCCGGATAAATGTGTCAGAGTTAAGAACGGCGAGCCGTGGGTGCCAAGCGAAGCGACCATAACCAATTACCTTAACCGCCCGGATGTGAAGCTGTTTGTCGATATGCGTCTGAAGCCCAACGTTGACTTCTATCACGAGAATATGCCGCACGTTCACCGTCACAGAGGGCAATATTCGCTTTCGCAGATCACGATGGATGACGTGGACCTTCCAAGGCGTATGGCGGGCAACAAGCGTGTGCATGCGTATTATGCTTACGACTCCGTGAGCGAATGTGTGCTTTCTGCCACCTATTCGATGAAAAAGGACGAGGCTCTTGTCGATGACTGCTTCAGGCAGATGTTCAGGCTGATCAGGCGGCGCCAATGGGGTATGCCCGCCAGCATAGAGGTTGAGACCCACCTTATGACCCGCCACAAGGACGGTCTGCTTGCTGAGGGTGTTGTCTTTTCTCGGGTAAGGTTCTGCGCCCCGCAGAATTCACAAGAGAAACAGGCGGAACCGCTCAACGGTGCAAAGAAGCGTAGCATAGTCCATAAGAACCGTGAGGATATCGGCCGCTTCTACGGCAAAGGGAAATGGCGCACATATCAGAAAAAGATCAGCGATGAAACCAACGAGACATGGGAGGACAAAAAATACTACACCTTCGAGGAGCTTGTCGCCGATGACCGTGCCGACAATGCGGAATGGAACAACAGCCTCCATCCCGACCAGAAGAATTATCCCGGCATGACACGGTGGGAAGTCCTTATCTCCAATATCAATCCTAACCTCCGACCCTATGACGACCGTATTGTAGCCCGGTACGTAGGCGTGACGGTTCCCACGAGCATACGGCGCAACTCCACGGTGCGTGTCAACCATAGTGACTGGTGGCTCAGTGAGCCGGAAGTCCTCGGCAAGCTGAAGTCTAACAGTTACAAGGTCACGGCTTACTACCTGCCGGACGATGAAGGCGACGCACAGGACGTGTATCTCTATAAGGATGACAGCTTCATTGACAAGGTGGAAAAAGTCGAGACCTTCAGCCGCGTCATGGCTGAGCAGACCGATGAGGACAAAGCCCGGTTCGCAAGGCAGATGCAGAAGGTAAACCAGTTCAAGGAATACCTGAGCAAAAACGCAATCGCCCGTCTGGGCATACAGGAGCGCACAGCGGCTCCGGAGCCGGAAGACGAGGATATTACCGTGCCGGAGGTCGAAACGGCGACAGACGCGCCCGAAACGCTCACAGCGGCATGGGTTAAATATGAAACCGCAAAGGTGGCAATCGATGATTTATAATGAAATTACAACACTGTTAGAATATGATTACAACAGAAATCAAAAACAAAATCGCAGAAGCGATAAAGGCAGCCCGGATAAATTACCCGAGCGATGCCAAGCACGCCGCTTCCCTCGGGGTCACCACCTCGGCATACAGCTCCATCAAGAACGGTCAGACCGAGCGAGTCCTGAGCGACGGCAACTGGATGAGCATAGCCCGCAAGCTCGGGGTCAATCTCCGTGGCGGCATAGAATGGAAGGCAGCCAAGACCGAGACCTTCAAGTATATCACGACGCAACTTGAGTTCATACAAGAGCGTTGGTTAAGCGGTCTGCTGTTTGACCTTCCCAATATCGGCAAGACCTTTACCGCCCGGCATTATGTCAAGACCCATCCGAATGCGGTCTACATCGACTGTTCGCAGGTCAAGACCAAGCTGAAGCTCGTTCGCAAGATAGCGACCGAGTTCGGTTCCAACACCAGAGGGTCATACTCGGATGTGTATGCCGACCTTGTGTTCTACCTTCGCTCAATAGACGCCCCGCTGATCATACTTGACGAAGCCGGCGACCTCCAGTATGAAGCCTTCCTCGAATTGAAGGCACTTTGGAACGCCACCGAGCGGTGCTGCGCATGGTATATGATGGGCGCCGACGGACTCAAGGCGAAAATCAACCGCTCCATCGAGTGCAACAAGGTTGGTTATGCCGAGATGTTCAGCCGTTACGGAGACCGTTACAGCAGGATAACCCCGGATGACGGACGTGAACGTGAGGCATTCCTGAAAGAGCAAGCTCGCGTTGTGGCTAAGGTCAACGCTCCGGAAGGCACCGATATCGGTGTGATCGTGAGAAAGAGTGCCGGCGGTCTGCGCCGTGTGTATACCGAAATTGAGAAACTCAAAATGGCGTGACTATGATGGATTACAAGATTAAAGTCACGTTTGCAGACGGTAGCCGGAGAGTGCTGAAAGATCCGTCAGAGTTGACAACAGCTAATAAGCGGCGTGAGATTCGAGTGGTCTTTAAGGACGGCAAATATACTGACCTTCATTTAGGTCGTGTATGTCCAAAAATGGGTATTGTAAAGGTCAGCACCTTTGGTCTTTTACCCGAAGGAATAAAATTAGATAAAATCATGGGGTGGTGTTACAAATTCCCCCATAAAACCGCAAGACGATAAAATTATGACAGTAATAGAAAAACAGTACATGGATTCGGTTATCAACATCAACCGAATGATGCGCAAGGCGCAGGACAGTGAACCCGATTGGGAGCAGCGTCGATACGAGATAGCCAAGGATATGATGACTGCATTAATCAACAATCCCGATGTAGCGGCATCCGTGGCATGTGGACCCAAGCCAACCGAGGGTGTGCCTGTCACGTTAGCCAAAATTTCTTTGGAATTCGCTGATGCACTTGTCGCTGGACTGAAAAAGACTCAAGAGAAGAAGTAACTATGGCAAAGCGAGCATTTAGTCCGAAGGAGGTTCTTGCCAAGAAGTACAAGAGCCTACCATGGGGCGAGAAATGGCGTGTCCCATTTGGCGATGTCCCGACAAACGAGACATGGTTCATCAGCGGCGCGTCAGCTTCCGGCAAGAGCAGCTTTGTGATGCAACTCGCCAAGGAATTATGTAACTACGGAACCACCCTGTATTTGAGCTATGAGGAAGGAATAAGTCAGTCATTCCAGATGCGAATAAAGCGTGAAAGGATGAGTGAGGTGCAGGGGCGATTCCGCGTGATCACTGATGACACCTACGAGGAACTTGCTGAGAGACTCGGTCGTCCTAAGAGTGCAAAGTTCGTCATAATCGACAGCTTTCAGGAGAGCGGAATCACTTACGATCAATTCATGGAGCTGATAAACCGTTTCCATCGCAAGAGTTTCATCTTCATATCTCAGGAGTATAAAGGGGAACCAGCCGGCAAACCGGCAGGGCGACTCAAATACAAAGCCGGAATTAAAATCCGAGTGGTAGGCTACAAGGCTTATTGTCAAGGGCGCTTCACCGGAGATCCGGGCAGCTGCTACACAATATGGGAAGAAGGAGAGTTAAGAACGTCAAACAACATAGAAAAAGATGAGCATAAAGAAACAGATAGTGGAGCTTGAACCTTCAGGGCGCATCCATAATGAGGCGTTTGTTTCCGCTCCGATGACATGCCGCTATTGCAACGGCAGGGGAGGATTCCCGATTGATACGGTCGAAGGCCCATCGATGGAGGAGTGCCCCGACTGCAAGGGAACCGGCGAGGTCATTGCCGTGGTAACAGTAGAGTGGAAACCTAATAAAAGATAAGATTATGGCACAAAACATCAATCAAGCCTTTCGGCAGTTAGGCCGAACCGAAAAAGCTCAATTCATCGAGAAGAACCTTGAATATGCTTCTGAATGGGCAATCGCCGAGTATGTGGACACATATTTCTTAGGGGTGGCAAAACATCTGTCAGAAGAAACCCTGATGGCAATGCTTCACTACAAACAAGAACAGAGCAAGAGCAATGAAACAGCAGGTAACTAACTTCGGGCGGTTCTACTCCGCTTTCCATAAGCTCACCATACATGGAGAGCCGGACGAGGCAAAGCGTCAGTTCGTGCTGCAGTACACCGCCGGACGCACCGACTCCCTCAAGGAGATGACCCGGAAAGAATACTCCGACCTCTGCACCGCCATCGAGGGAATGAGCGGCACCAAGGACGAGCTGAAGCGTCGCCGCAGCATAGTCCTTAAGCTGATGCAGGAACTTGAGGTTGATACTACCGACTGGGCGCAGATCAACGATTTCTGCCGTCACCCGAGAATAGCCGGCAAAGCCTTCGGTCAGCTGTCAATCGAAGAACTGATGGAACTTGCGACCAAACTCCGCTCAATCAAGCGCAAGGGATGGCAGCGCAAGAAGGAACAGCCTGAACAGGCTCCTGCGCCAACCGAGCGAATAACTTATCTTATCAACCTTGCCGGTCCCGGCATGACAAGCTATAACTGAGATGAAAAGGGTAATACAACAAATCAAGAACTTCATTCAGCTCCATACCTCCGACATGGAGAACGAGGATTATATAAGCCTCATGCGAGAACTTGCTGAATGGACCACGAGTCAGGCTGACATAGCCGAATATAGTGATGACACCGACACGGTGTTCCCGATAGACGAATAATCACCATTAACAACAAAACGATATGGCAAAAAGAGCAAAAAAGACAATCATTACCGGCGTGTCAAAAGACGCAGCCGAGGAAGCCTTCGCAGTCTATGCCAAGGCAGACGCAGAACGTGCGAAAATCACCGCAGACATCGAGCTCCAGTGCGCACGTATCCGAGAGAAGCATCAGGAAAGACTCTCACAGCTGCAGACCACACAGGACGAAGCATTTGAGACGCTCCAGTCTTTCGCCACTGAAAACCAGTCGGAGCTTTTCTCAAAGAAAAAGAGTCTCGATATGGTACATGGTACCATCGGATTCCGCACCGGCACTCCCAAGCTCAAAACCCTCAAGGGTTTCACATGGGCAAGCGCATTGCAGCTCATCAAAGAGTTCCTTCCCGGGCATATCCGAGCCACCGAGGAGATTGCCAAGGATAAACTTCTTGCCGACCGAGAAGATGAGACGGTGGCAGCCAACCTCGCACGTTGCGGCATCTCGGTCGTGCAGGAGGAGACCTTCTTTGTAGAACCCAAAAAGGAGGAGAGCGTAGTATGAAGCGGGAAATATCACGTCCTCCGAAAGTGGCACTCTGCCGGGTCTGCAAAGGCTCGGGCAGAGTCCCCGGTGACGAGGAAGGGGAGACCCACACGTGCCTCCAGTGTGAGGGGAGCGGCAGAGTGACAGTGAGCTGCGAAATGATCCTCGACATCAGACCGTATAAACCGGAACCAAAGAAACATCGATGAGCTGAATGTCAAAAAAGAAACCCGGAATAAGTTACAAAAAGCGAGTCGCTGACACCAACAGGATATATGACCAATATGCCAAGCAAGGAATCCCCAACAGGGAGATATGGCTGAGGTACATATATCCTTTGTATGGTTTCAGCGAACGGACGTTTTATAACCTGCTGAAAGCACCGACCAAGCCGGGATTCGTTGACAGCAATATACAGCCATCACTATTCGATGACGATGATGAGCAATGATTTCGAGCGTGTGATCCGTAACATACTCCGGGATATCGAGGTTGAGCTGACCGACGAGTTCGACCGGAACTTCGAGCGTCAGGCTTTTTTCACTCAGGCATGGCAACGGCGAAAAAGTCCGACCCGTCCCGGCGGTCTGATACTCGTGGACACCGGCGGTCTTCGCCGGAGCATTTACAGTGTCAGGAAGGACAGCAGCATAGTTTTCCGCTCGGATCACCCGGCGGCCGCCATCCACAACGAAGGCGGGGAGATAAAGGTAACAGAACGCATGAAGCGGTTTTTCTGGCACAAGTATTACGAAGCCACCGGTTCCTTCGGCAGGAAGAAGGATGGAAGCCGGCGCAATGACAAGAGGACTATACAACTATCAACCGAAGCCGAGTTCTGGAAATTCATGGCATTGATGAAGGTCGGCAGGACAATCAAGATACCACAGCGCAAATTCATCGGCACATCTCCCGAGGTCGAGGCAACCGTCAGGGAGATAATCGAGGAAAATATAACAGAATACTTCAAAATTGATTTTGACATAAAAGAGAAATGAGAAAGGAATTATACAACGCAATCAAGACCCGGCTTGAGGCTCTTTGCGTAAACGCAGCTGGGGAATACTACACGAGACCGGATGAAGCGGATGTCGATGACGAACTTTATCCTCGGGCTATAAAGCATATCGACCTGTGGAACCGCAATGTCGAATTCATCGATCAGGACACTCCATGGGAGCGTCCGGCGGTGTTCATCGAATTCGAGCCTATCCGTTGGAATGACATTGTTCCGGCGGTGGAATACCGTGCCGAGGCTAATGTCAGACTGCATATAGTTACTGACTGGGCTCCGGCATATAAGGATTTTGCCGGTGTCGGGATAGACCTTGATCTGCCCGATAAAATCCATGATGTGATCGCCGGCATCGATGGCGAGACCTTCAAAGACTTCCAACTCGCCGAGTCCCACACCAACCACGACCATGAGGATATTGTGGAGAGCATCGAGGTTTACAGCTACGTAGCCATCAAGAGTGCTGCGCCCAAAGCCCCATAAACGCCACGTGTTGCGCTAAAACAAAGGGAGCCGTTACCTTTATCGGGTGACGGCTCTCTTGCGTTATATGGGCGAATAAACGGCTAAATTTGGCGTGATGGTTGTGCGCCCGGGTCTGTGAAAAGCATAATATCGGTGTATCCTGCATTATAATTCATGGTGGCGTTGAATTCCTTGCGTCGGCATCGTGCAAACGGGTTGCCGAGAGCCGGGTTCCGACCCATCCACTCGCACAGTTCCACTATGCATGATTTTTCGGACGTGAAATAAATGAAATTATGCCCCGGAAGCACCGACAGCACATCGAGGTAATCGGCGAGTCGCCAATACATACGGTAGGTGCCGACATCTGTTGAGAGGTACGGCGGGTCCACAAGGAATACAACTCCCGGGATGTTTCGGTATCTCTCGACAAGTTCTTTGTAGTCACACGAGGTTATCTCAAGCCCTTCGAGATAATCCGGGCATTCGGCATATCCGGTCTTGCGCACGTTGTTGTAAAGAACCTCCTTGCGCATCTCCGGGATTGACATCTTGTATTTCATTGAGAACATCAACGATGACGAAATGGTGATGAAATCAAGGAATCCTGATTCTCGCTCCTCCGATTCCAGTATGCGGAATATCTCTTCCCGGGCATTGCCGGTGACAGGCTTATGGCGCGGGAACTGTGCGGCGATGGGTCTGATCAGCGACAGCAGACGGTTGGTGCGCGATATGTTGTCGATGCGCCGGCGGTATCCGTCAAAGTCATTATATATCACTGTCGAATCGGGATGGAAGTGCTTTGTTATATGCGACAACAACCCTGAGCCTCCGAACAGATCAACGAATACAGTGCCGGCGGGATATTGCTTTATAACCTCTATGAAATGCTTAGCGAACATGCGCTTCTGCCCTACGAAAGGCAATGGCGCGGACATATACAGCTTGCTCATACGTTGAGTTTGAATTTTACCGTATCGTTGCCGGAGAGCAGCTTGCGGGTGTTGTCAATATTATTTTCGTAGATATGCACATTGCCGAGGAACAGCGTGATGGACTTGAGCGGCACATCAATGTGCTTTGCCATAAGATAGAGATGGTATATGTCGGCGGGAAGCCCGAGGCTTGCGTCAGAACTGCGCTGGTATGCAGTTACCACAAGCTCGCCCTCGTCTATCTGGAACTGCACAAGCGACAGGCACGGCGTCTGATTTGATTGGGCGTTGGTCTCGCCGAGGAACAGCACATAATTCTTTGAATTGCGCTTTTCCCGGTTGATACGGTCGATGAGCGGGGGCAGCTTCTCGAAGTATGTAGGATAAGAGTTGATAAGTATGGAGCCGCAGTAATCCCACCAGTTGATGCCGACCTCGCGGTATCGCTCCACAGAAATTTCCCCCTGCATGAAAAGCTGAAGTTCTGTGCGTAGCTTCTTCCGGGCAATGCCGTGTTCCTCAAAAATATCGAGGAGGTCGCCCGGGGAAAGAGACAGTGACTGGTTGATCAGATAGATTATGTCCCCTTTGCGGTTTGTTTGGATCTTGCCTTCTGAGAGAATACGGGTAAGGATTTGATGATATTTGTTTTTTGCCATGTTGGTTTGGTTAGGTTTATGTCGCAAAGGTAGGGCAACGGAAACATCACCTCACCACGGCAAATACCAATCAAACTGCACCCGGATTGCAGTCATTGCGGAAATGCCTGAGAAGGCTATATACCTTCCTTTCGCTGATACCATATTTATCGGCAAGGACAGCTACCGCATAGGACACCTTCTCGCCGGAGCCGACCATATCGTTGAATTCACCGAAAAGGTCAATATAACGTGTGTCTTCGAGACGCACACCGATATTGCGTAGCCTTTCAAGCAGTTCCCGGTTGAATTTCAGTATCTCAAATATCGTCATATCAGAATTATTTGTTAATTTTGCAGTGTCTCACTTATAAAAACTGCGCTTCATAGCGCAAAAACAACCGTAAAGGTGCCGAGAAGGGCATATTGCTCCCGACTGGCACCTTTACGGTTGTTTTTGTTTTTAGAAAGTGAGACGTCTACCCGGCTGGCACCTTTACTGTTGTTTTTGTTTTTAGAAAGTGAGACGTCTATTAACAAGCCGGGGGCATTTTTTATGTCCACCCCGGAGGGACAATGATATTTTTAGCTCATAAAATCAACTATATTTGAAATTAATGTGTTATCTTTGCACTCAAAGAGTATGTTTTAGCCTTTAAAGTCGTATGTGATCGACGTGTGGGTTATTGCTTACTCTTTTTTCATTATATGGTATATGGCTTCAGTACGCTCTTTATAGACTTCGGTCTTTACAATCCAAGTGTCGGAACCGAGTTGAAGTTCATAAACGTTATATCCGGTTACGCCACGCTCCTTTTTCTTTTTGATGTTCGCAATAGCCTTCGGGTTTGTCATGTCTTTGACTTCACCCAATGGGCTCTCGCGCACATAAACAAGATCTGATATGTGCAGATTGATTTTGGAGAACATTTCGGCCTCCTCGATATTCATGGCATGGGCGATTCCACGTTTGAATGATTTTTTAGTCTGGTAAAAATTCCCTGTCGCCAGATTCGGATGCCCGGCTTCAAGTCTGGTCGCATCTTCAACGATACTTTTACGATAATCCACGAATCCGGGATCTCGGCGGAATTCCAGACAGGAGCGTATGTACTTGCAAGCCGCGCAGACCTCATTGTCCGGCACGAATGCCCGGGCGAGCTTGAGCTTCCCTTTGGCTATGTCGCAGTCCCGGCAGCGGCGAATGGTGTAGGGATTATAATCCGGGACGGACTTTTGCTCCAGTCCGGGATTGAAACGGAATATCCCCTTGGTGTCGCGCTGGAGAGCGTCATCGCCGAGACGCATAGCCTCGTCATGCGGAGTCTCGGTGTATTTAGATTTGCGCACCTGAACCACGGTGCAACGGCAGTTCCAACCGTTGGGCGGATAGAATTCTTCCCAGAAAGAATCCGAAGGCGGCAGCGTCACACCGTCGAGAGCGGCATGTTCCGGACGCACCTTGTCATCCTTCTGGGTTCGGTACTGGAGATTGTAACGGTCACCGTCAGCCATGAACCTTTCCCATTTGGAAGCCATCTGTGCCGATGAAGCCACGAAATTATACTCAGACCGGAGCCAATTACGGTTGTAGATCTCATCGATATTCCGGGCATCGTTCAAAAACTGTTCGAACGGCTTTATAACACCGTTATCATCATAAAGCAACGAGAGAGCCTCATTGACCTCATGGTACGACTTCATGCCGGAGAAAACGAAGTTTGAGCGTTGAAGCCTCCGGCGCATGGCGTCCGACATATCGACCTTTTCAAACGACGAGTCGAGAGCCACCGCATGGGCATCCATGAATTCCCGGACTTGAGGGGTTGACAATATGTCGATGGCAAGTTCTGCGCCGTCTGTTTTGTACACAGCTTTCATCATACCATTGAATAATCCGGAGAGTCGCTTGCGTAAAGCATCCTCCTCTTTCCCGAGAGTCAGTATCGGGGGATTGTCACCGAGCCACCAGGCATAACGCTCGTGCAGCCCCGCATAGTCAGCGGGGCTCAGTCGAAAAAACGGCGGGAATTCTTTTGCGTTCCGTCATCGTCAGGATTATCGTCAGAACTATCTGTCGGAGGTTCTGGCATCCTGTCGCGACGCTCTCCGACCGGCATGCCGTATTTGTCGGCAAAATATGACGGATCAACTTCGTAACGGTCGGCAATCATAGTCTCGTATTGAATCTGCTGTTCCGGAGTGTAATCAACCGCATCATTCCATTCAAAACGCAGTCCCTTCAGAGGGAAACCGTGTTTTATCATTCGTGGTATGAGCTGATTGTTCACTATGTCGCGCAGCATATCCCGGTCTGACTCAACAAGGTTCTCGAACACCTGAAGGTGAGTTTCCGATTGTGAAAGGGAGGAGCCGTCCTCGATGGTCATGGTCTGCCCGATGGTAAGTTTTGACAACTCCGAGTTTGCCCTGTCGATGCGCTTGTCATAGACGTTGAAAGCGTCGCCCTTTCCGGACTCGACAAACTGTATCTCGGTCTCCATGCCGGCGACCATGGAGAGAGCGGTTCCGGCATCCCGCATCATCTTTTCGAGGCGGTTCCACTCATTAGGGTCGCGTGTCGTGGTTCGGGCAATGCGCATCGGCATCCCGAAAATCTCAGCGAAAGCGTCCCAGAACGCATTGGCATGTTTTTTCGGTATGGTCTGCTGGGCAGCCTTGAGATAAATCCCGAGGTCATCCGGCAAACCGGCCTCTATAAGCCAGTCGGCGTAGGGTGCCTCGTGATAGTCAACCCCGGATTTCCAGTCGTCGCCGATATTCACAACACAACGATGGTATTCCGGGATCACATGTTTTCGGGGGATGAGCTTCACGCCGTCATAGCAGAGGCAACCGTCGCCGTCACGGGTAAGTTCCCCGAGCTCGATCAGTGAATGCCCCCACCAGATGGAATCGTGTGCGAGTCTCAGGAGCTGTTTGAACCATGACTGGTCGAAATAATGCCGAGCTTTCTCATCCTCGTCGCCGGAGGCGTTTACGAGTTTGAATGAGCGCGACATCACAAAGCCCCGGCGCTGGGTCGTACAGCCGGAGAGGTGCGGATCGGCATCCACATCACGATAAATATCATAAAGCTTTACGCGGTTCGGAGAGTCAACATTCAGCGCCATCTGCCATGCTCTGCGCCAATCGCCTATGTCCTGTTGGGTCAAGGCATCGGTCACCCGTTGAATCTCAAACACCGTGCGTTGGAACTTCTTGCGGTCTCGGGGTTTGGCGAGATTAAGGTCGCCATGCGGTGTATGCAGTACCGGAGCTTCAGTTTTCTTTGAGCGGAAATTCTGAAGGAAATTGTCGAGAATATTCATACCGTTACCAGTTATGCCGGAGCTTTCGTTCCGAGTGATAAATTATTGTATTTGTAGGGGAATTGTCGGAGTCATCTACAACAGGCAGATCAGGCACTATTTTTCCGGACTGGACCCCTTCGAGCCATTTGATGGCGCGCTCGTACCGTTCCTTGCGTATCTCAATACCCATCTTTTGCGGCAAAGAAGCTACCATGTGGTACAGGGCTATATCTACTGTGTACATCACAATTAGCCGGTTGCGGCCGTCCCCCTCGGAGCCGAATATTGCGGCGCAGTCATATACCGGTCGCAGATATCCGGAAATCTCCTCCATCGCCTCAAGTTCGGCATTGGCACGGTTCTCGACTGAAGCACGGGATATCACCTTCAGTGCGTCATCACCGACAACCACGCTGTAATCATCATCTGTCACAAACATATTATAAAAGGTTATCGGGTTACAAACAGCGCTTTTTTCTCTATGTCATCGACAGTCACTCCCTTGCGGAACCTCTTGCGGCGCACAAGCTCCTTTATGGTCTGCTTGGGCACAACCTTGAGCTTACCGTTCAGGGATATGACATAATATCTCATGCCGAACAGTCCGGCGAGCTCCTTTGCTTTGCGCACAGCGCGACGATAGCGCCATGCGAATACATACTGTCTGATTCTCTCTATCATAGTTACCACATATTTTTGGGTGACCGTCTTTCGACGACCACCGGTTTGAAAACTTCTTGTCTTGAGCATCGCTGGAGAATCCATATAGCACCCTCGTCAGCATCCGGAGCGTCGTCATGGGCGCGGGAGCCACGCTCAAGCGAAAGGGTCTGGTCGATTCCGACCTGCATATCCGGCGACTCTTTCAATGCCTCATTATAGAAAACCTTGCCACGCTCCCACAGCGGCGACACAGCCTCGATGCGCTGTATCTTTTCCGGCTTTTTTCGGGTGTCCGGCATCAAGGGGAGCTGATATCCCCTGAGTCGCCCTTCCGCATCGAATTCGTCAAGGATTATGTCCTGCATGAAATTCGCTTCCATGAAGAATGACACCACCACATCGTCCGGCAAAGACTCGTAAAGATTATATAGCCAGCGGACCATGCCCGATACCGTGTCCTGCCGCACATAACAGTCGATCAGATGCAGTTCAGTGCCGACCTTGCCCCACAGACGCGAGGCTTTATAGTCGTTAGAGGTCGTTGATTTGAACGAGGGGTCGGTATAGCACACGAGCATGTCGTACTTATGCAGCGGAAGTATCTTCTTGAAGCGTATCCACTCGTGCCGGAAGATAGTACCGTCCTTTATCGGATTATGCATCATTTCCTTTTCCCATGCACGATAGCCCACGAAT